TAGAAAAGTCAGAGAATTGTTTCCCAATGAAACGATTGTTTTTGCGAATGGCGGAGACCGTACTAAAGAGAATATTCCTGAAATGGATATTGTAGATGATAAGTTAGAATTTGCATTCGGCGTAGGCGGCGAAAACAAGATGAACTCTAGTTCTTGGATTCTTCAAGAATGGAAAGCACCGAAGACCGAGCGGCAATGGGGTTATTATCGAGTACTCCACGAAAACGGTAAAGAAATTAAACTTAAAGAACTAACCGTAGAGCCGGGCAAGTCTCTAAGTATGCAAAGACATCAACACCGAAGTGAATTGTGGTTTGTTGCAGAAGGACAGGCAATAGTAAATACAATTCATCCCGAAACAAAAGAAATAGTCAAAAGAGGTTCATATGAACGTTTTGCAACTATTAGTATTTCAGATACTGAATGGCATCAGCTCTGTAATTTAACCGAATCCCCATTAAAGATTATAGAAATCCAATATGGCGATAATTGTATTGAAGAAGACATTGAACGTAAATAACTTAAAGGAAAATATATTATGACTATTCCATCAAGCCCAGCAGACCGCAAAGCTATTCTAGATTGCATGAAAGAAATTAGTGGATCTATGACGCGCACCGAAGGTGAACGAGAATTTGTTCGTGAATCAATTAAAGAAATTTGTGAGAAATATGATTTATCTAAAAAGACATTCCGTCGTATGGCTAAAGTATACCACAAACAAAACTTTAATTTAGAACTTGAAGAACATGAAGAGTTTGAAAATATGTATCAAACTATTACAACTACAACAACAATGGCCAAAGATACAACAAATGTATAATCAATATATTCTAGAAGCAAAATACCTCGATAAGATCCGCCGAGTAAAACGTAAAACGATTGTGGGGGTTTATCCTACTCTAGAAGCTATTGAGAAGGTCAAAGAAAAAATGCTTGCTGAAGAAATTAAATATAAATTATTATTCTCAATCAATGGACAATTTAATCCGTTTCTTGGAAATATTGCTTGACATTCTTTCCAATTGGTGTTATAATAAGACATTAAGGAGCAGAAATGAGCAACATCTACAATATTTTTGAACAATTAGCTTCAGACAATTCCCGTTTAGCTAAAGAAGCAATTCTTATTAAAAACAAGAATAACACTTTACTTAAAAGAGTATTTTATTTGGCGTTGGATCCCTTTACTCAGTTTTATATCAGGAAAATTCCAACATATCAAACTGCTCCAGATATCCATCAAAAAACACTAGAAGAAGCATTGGACAATCTTAGTGTATTGTCAGACAGGGTGATGACAGGCAATAATGCAATTAACCATTTACAATTTATTTTAGGATCGGTGAGTTCAGAAGATGCAAAAATCATTGAGCGTATTATTGCAAAAGACATGCGTTGCGGAGTCTCCGAAGCAACCGTTAATAAAATTTGGCCAGGAGCTATCTCGACATACCCAGTTATGTTGGCTTCTGGATACGACCAAAAGCTCGTCGACAAAATCTCATTCCCAGCTTATGTCCAGCTCAAGCTTGACGGAATGCGATTCAACGCAATCGTTAAAGGTACAACGGTAGAATTTAGATCTCGCAATGGTAAAGAATTAAATATTCCTAACCCTGCATTCTCAGTACCATTTGTAAAAATGGCTGAACATTATAAACAAGACATGGTGTTCGATGGCGAGCTATTGATTGCAGACTTTGCAGGCAAACCCGTTAATCGACAAACAGGCAATGGTATTTTGTCTAAGTCAATTAAAGGCACAATGAATGAGATTGAAGCCGATAATGTTCGAGCAACATTGTGGGATGCCATTCCTTATACTTCATTCATCGAAGGTATTGATAATGAACAATATAACACTAGATTTGCTAAATTGCTTAATTCTATTTCCTATGTTAATAATCAATTTACTCAATTTAGACATTATGTATCTCCAGTATGGAATAAAGAAGTCAATGACCTTTATACTGCTCAAAAGATCTTTGAGAAGTTTCTTTCCGAAGGTCAAGAAGGTACTATTCTAAAATCTAAAACAGGTATTTGGCAAGACAAACGCTCCAAAGAACAAATTAAGTTTAAAGGCGAATTGGAATGCGAACTTAAGGTTGTTGATTGGGAAGAAGGCACAGGCAAAAACGTTGGCCGTCTAGGAGCATTGGTATGTGAATCGAGCGACGGTGTTATTCGAGTAAATGTCGGCTCAGGTTATTCGGACGAACAGCGTGATGAATATACCAAAAAAGTAATAGGAAAAATCATCACTGTAAAATATAATGCTCGTATTAAAGATAAATCTGGGGTTGAGAGTTTGTTCTTGCCCGTTTTTATCGAATTGCGTGAAGATAAAGATAAAGCGGAGTCTAGTAAATCTATCAAATAATTATAAATAATCGGGAAATGAGGATTTCATATGCCCGCAACAATTTATAACTTTCCTGAGAGACGAACCTACTATCGAGGTTACAAGATTCCTCTTTATACAGAAGAGGAAATCTTTTTGACTATTTTTGCTTTAAATATGTTTGGTAATGTTAAAGAAAACGTTACTGAAAAAACTCTAGAAAGCTATGAACCTATAGAAGTTATTAAAGCCTTATTAGAAGCCAAATCCTGTTTTGCACTATCTACAAAAGCAAAACATACTATAATGAATATACTTAAATCTATTGAAACATTGTGAATATATTTTACCTACATAATAATGTATATGAATGTGCTAAAATGCACCCAGACAAACACGTCGTGAAAATGATCCTCGAATATGCTCAACTTCTTTCTACTGCTCATCGTTATCTTGATGGCAATATCGTTACTGGCCACACTAAAACTGGTCGAAAACAAACTCGATATGTTCTTCCTGACGACCGCGATAATTTGCTTTATGCTTCTACTCATATCAATCATCCTTCAGCAATTTGGACTAGAAAGTCTCCAGAAAATTATCTTTGGCTAGCTAATATGCTAATTGCCTTATGTGAAGAATATACTTATCGTTATGGGAAAACACATAAGGTAGAACGTGACGGACTTTGCTATGTCCTGTTAAAAAATATTCCTAAGAATATAGGTAATGAAGGTTGGTCAGAACCGACTCCTGCTATGCCAGATGAATATAAGGTTCCTGGCAATTCTATTCAGGCATATATAAATTATTATGTAGGTGCTAAAAGGCATCTTGCGAATTGGAAAAAACGAACTATACCATCTTGGTATGTAATTAATTGAAAGGTAATTATGACAACAGACTCTCACCGCGTACCAGTTGAAGCTGGGTTTCACGATGCTCGCGGAACTATTCTCCCACTAACACATGGCGACGCCAATGTCCAAATGATTTGGTCTAAGGCAGGAGCCCTTCGTGCTAACCACTATCACAAAACAGATACTCATACTTGTTATTTGGTAACAGGTGAGATGATGTTCTATTGGCGCAATCATGGTGAGGATACAATTCACCGCGAACATTTTAAACAAGGCGATATGTTTAAAACTGGTCCATTGATCGATCATGAAATGGTTTTTGAAACTGATTCTATCATGGTTGTTATCTCAGAACACAAACGTGATGCTGATACCTATGACGAAGACATCGTAAGAATTGCTCCTCTCCATGAACAGTATGTTGAAGTATGATAGTTGCCGTGCATGCGGCAGTAAAGCATTATTCCCTTGGCTAGCACTACCAAATTCACCGGTTGCTAATGCCCTATTTGAAAAACCTGATTTCTATAGACATCCTCTAGAATTAAATGGTTGCTTAGAGTGTGGGCATTTGCAGTTAGCAGGAGCTCCTGATCCAGATGGTGTGTTTTCTACATATAAGTATAAGTCTGGCGTATCTGCATCTTTTAGAAAACATTTTAAAGAGTATGCTGCAGATATAGTTAACAAATATGGATTTGGTATTGATGGTCGAGTATTGGAAATCGGAAGTAATGATGGATACTTATTAGAAGAGTTTAAAAAGCAAAATTGCAGAGTAACGGGTGTTGAACCATCTGAGCATATGCTTCAAGAACATAATGACAAAGGTATTCCTGTCGTTATAGGATTCTTTACATCCGAAATGGTTGATAACTATAAATGGAACAGCTACTTTGATTATGTCTGCGCTAATAACGTACTTGCACATATTCCAAATACATTAGATGTTGTTAATGGCATTACTAAAGCTCTTCGTATCGGTGGCAAGCTAGTTGTAGAATGCGGCGATCAAGAAGGTATTATTAATGGTAAATTCTTAGACAATGTCTATCACGAACATATAGATTACTATTCATCTTATTCTTTTGCTAAACTACTTCAACGAGCAAATCTAAAAGTTATATCAGTTAAACCTGTAAATACACATGGAATTAGTTTTAGATTAATTGCCGAAAAAGTATTACCTCACGTTAACATAGAATTGCCGAAACCTAAAGTAAATTGGGCACAATCTAAAAAGGATGTTGAACAATTAATTAGCGATCGTGAAGATAAAATGAAAGCTTTAATAGGTGACCGTCAGTTCTTCGCATATGGTGCTGCTGCAAAAGCAGTTACAGCATTGTATACATTAAGTATGATTAATAATCAATTAATTGGTGTTGTCGATGACAATGAACTGAAACAGGATTATTATTTCCCCGGTACAGATGTTTTAATTAAGCATCCGGAAACAATGCCTAAAGATGCGTTGGTTGTGGTAACTGCTTGGAATGTTTTTGATGACATTAAAGCAAAATTAGTAGAACGTGGCCATACTGGAGAAATAATCTGTATGCAATAATCTATGGTACTGGTAAATGGGCACAACTTATTGGTTCAAAATTAAATGCGCTAAAAGTTACCCCCGTTTACGTAGGTAGCAGAATATCGCCAGAAGTAATATCCCGAGACGAAGTAAAAAATGCTTCTTATCGGGATATGCCTGTCTTTATTGCCTCAGCAACACAATCGCATCTTAGCGATCTAAAACATTGTTTAGATTTACGACCAACTAAGATATTTGTGGAGAAGGGATTCTCCAATGCTGAAGAAAGAAAGCAAGCAACACAACTGGTAGGCAATATTCCCTCATATGTATTATCGCAACATAGATATTCCTCCATATTTGATCTTTTCATAAGTTCGCAGGATGTTAATCAAGTATATAAATGTACCTACACCTGGAAAATTGAAAACGATAATGTTTCTGAATTTTTATATCATATATCATCGCTGGATGGATATTTAAGAAAGAAACAAACAGAAATATATAACAGTAATTTTGGTAACTACAACATAGATGATATATCTAGTTATAATATAGTTGAAAGTCCTTATAGGATTTTAAAAATACAAATTCAATCTCGTCTTTATGATGCTACCTTTAAAATTGGAGCATATAATAACGTAGTAATGAAACAAAAAGATTCTAAACAAAAAATTGTTATGACATCTTATTCTGAGGATAATTTAGGTAAGATGATATATAATGTTTTAGAGAAAAATAGTAAAATACGACTTGAGAGGATATAATGAATATTTTAATTTTAGGCGGTGATGGTTTTATTGGATATCACCTAAGTGAATCGATTCTTGAAGATAGTAGATTCGATAATGCAAAAATTGTCAGTGTGGATTTATATAATAATCGTACACATATGCTACCTAAAGATAGCAGACACGTCTTTCATCAATTAGATGTTATTAAAGAACGTAACAAAATAGATGAACTAATTGCAGGGTGTGATGTATTATTACCTTTCGTTGCTATCGCAACTCCTAAGCTATATGTTGAACAACCATTACGAGTTTTTGAGTTAGACTTTGAAGAAAATCTTCGAGTAATTAAATTAGCCCAAAAATTGGGCAAGCGAGTTATATTTCCATCTACATCTGAAGTATATGGCAAAGGCGAAGCACCATTTGACGAAGAAACCACAGACTTAGTATATGGGCCAATTAAATATTCTCGATGGATCTATGCCTGTTCTAAACAATTATTAGATCGTGTTATTTTTGCGTTGGATCAAAAAGAAGGAATGCGATTTACATTGTTCCGTCCCTTCAATTGGTTAGGTCCATATCTTGATTCTTTAGATGCAACGTCTGAAGGATCGTCTCGTCTAATTACACAGTTAATGGGTGATGCGTTACAACGAGGCGAAGTTACTTTAGTCGACGGTGGTCATCAGAAACGATGCTTTACAGATGTACGAGATGGTGTAGCTGCACTTAAAGAAATTCTTTTACATGAAGATATCGCGCAAGGCAAAATCTACAATGTAGGAAATCCTTGGAACAATCTATCAGTTCGTGAAGTATCAGAACAATTGATTGTTAAATTAAAAGAACGTAAAATGGTAGACAATGTCCAGATTAAAGTTAAATCTAGCGGCGACTTCTATGGCGCGGGATATCAGGATGTATCTAATAGAGTTCCAAGTATCAATGCTATCGGCAATGATTTAAATTGGACTCCTAAATACACGTTTGCCGAATCATTGGATAATATTTTAAATACTGTTCAATCTAAAAAGCCATTATAATATATAATGGTATAGGAGTTAATTAATGCCTTTTTACGATTTCAAGTGTTCTGAGTGCGCAGATGTGTTCTCAGTAAGTTGCCGTATAGCAGAGAAGGATAATCAAGAATGTCCTTCTTGTCGCTCAAACAAATATGAACACCACCACACAGCTATGCCAGGCTTTGGTGACCCTGTCCGTTTAGGCATTAGGACAGTGGATAATGGGTTCAGAGAAGTATTATCTAAGATTGGCTCAAACAATGGTCGTCTAGCCAATCTTAAGGATAAATTGAGTAGGAAATAAATCATGGTAGTTTGTCTATTATCACCCGAGGAGGTCAATACTTAAACGTGTTGCCTCCTCTCTTACTATCCAAAGAGGAAGCTCATGGCAAAAACTAAAACCAATCTTCAGATCCAATCTAATCAAACACCTCAACTTACATTAACAAATAATAAGTTGAAATTGAGTTTAGATGATATGAAAACTATCAAGCCATTAACAGATAATCAGAAAGGATTTTTTGAATCTTATGATAAATCAAAAATTATGTTATTGCATGGTGTTGCAGGAACAGGCAAAACATACATTGCTCTTTATCACGCTTTAGAAGAAGTTTTAGACAAGACAAATCAATATCAGAAAGTAGTAATAGTTAGGTCAGCAGTACCTAGTAGAGATATCGGACATTTACCAGGAGACGAAAAAGAAAAGACAGAAGTTTATACAGAACCCTATGTAGAAATTTGTAAAGATTTATTTGATAGACCAGATGCATATCAAAGACTTGTTGAACAAAAAGCAATACAGTTTATGATTACATCTTTTGTTAGAGGTATTACCTTAAGCAATTCTATCATTGTTGTGGACGAATGTCAGAATATGACAGACATGGAATTGAATTCCATAATGACTCGTATCGGACATAGATCAAAGATCATATTCTGCGGAGATTTCAGACAAACAGATTTGTATAAAAAGGGAGATATGTCGGGATTAAAGAAATTTATAACAATCGCAGATATGATGCCTAATTTCAAAACATTTGAGTTTGGGGTTGATGATATAGTTAGATCTGCTATAGTTAAGGAATATATATTAGCAAGGTTAAAATACGAAACCCAGTATGAAATGGGTTAATAACTATAATAAGGAGTACCTATGAGTTTTGAATTCGAATTCACAGAAGAAAAATTAAAAAAATGTTTGTCTAGAAACAAAAATATACCTGAATTGTTTAAGACATTTAATACAGTGTTACCAAAATATGAAATAAACACTGTAGATAGGGTCTCAGCATTTTTGGCACAATGTGGCCATGAATCATTAGACTTTACGGTTCTAAAAGAAAATTTAAATTATGGCGCGAAAGGTTTACTAGGATTGTTTAAAAAATATTTTCCGAATGAAGCTTTAGCTAAAGAATATGAACGCAAGCCTGAAAAGATTGCAAATAGAATTTACGCAAATAGAATGGGCAATGGACCAGAGTCATCTGGAGACGGTTATGCGCATAGAGGCCGTGGCGCAATTCAATTGACAGGTAAACTAAATTATCAAGCATTTGCAAATTCTATTGGCCTTTCTTTAGAAGACGCAATAGAATATTGCGAAACTTTGGATGGTGCTATTGAATCCGCATGTTGGTTTTGGAGTAAAAATAAATTGAATGCCATTGCTGATAAGAATGACATTGTTCTATTGACAAAAAGAATCAACGGTGGTACAATAGGTTTAGAAGATCGTAAAAAGCACTGGGAACATAATAAAGAAGTTCTCGCAGACTAAAAGGAAAATTATATTATGACAATGCAACTAGATGTGAAAATGTTTCTCGATGCATGTGAACAAAAGCCTTCTCAGGAAAATGTTCATTTGTATCGAGGATTAATCGCTGAAGAATATGATGAATTTCAGCATGCAGTAGTTATGCGCGATGAAGTCGAACAACTTGATGCTTGTATGGATATGATCTGGGTTATACTCGGATATTGCCATATGAAAGGTTACGATATTAAAGGAGCTTGGGAAGAAGTTGCTAATAGTAATCTAAGTAAAATTGATTATAAAACGGGCAAAGTCATTCGCCGCGAGGATGGCAAAATTTTAAAACCTGAAGGTTGGGCGCCTCCAAACTTAACTAAATTTATATAATGTTTAATCACATACCGTTGGAGCTACCTAAACTCCAACGTGTAACCAATAGCGATGGCTCCAGAGTATATGCCACTCCTTCGGGTAAGAAATATCCATCGGTCACTACTGTCACAGGATTACTTAAAAAAGATATAATCAACGAGTGGCGCAAAAGAGTAGGTGACGAAGAAGCAAATAAAATATCAAGTAAAGCTGCTAAACGAGGCACACGAATTCATACACTTTGCGAAAAATATCTTCTTAACGAGGAAGTTTCTGCAGAAATGTTTGATAATGAAATGTGGAATTCGTTAAGGCCTCTTTTAGATGACATAGATGATATATATGCTTTAGAACAACCTTTATATTCTGACCATTTACAAGTTGCAGGAACTGTAGACTGTATTGCTAGGTATAAGGGTAAGTTATCAGTAATAGATTTTAAATCATCTAAAAGAATAAAGCACAGAGATGATATTCACGATTATTTTATTCAATGTTCTGCATATGCTGTTGCATTTGAGGAACTTACAGGAATTCCTGTACCAAGATTGGTTATTCTAATGGCAGTAGATGATGAGAAGCCATTGGTCTTTAATGAGAAACGAAATGACTGGATTGAAGAATTTAAAACACTTAGATTAGAATATAAAAGGCAGAAAGGTATATAAAATGTTTAAAGACGATTTATATGAGGTTGTTCGAGGAGCGTTATCTAAAGATTTGTGTCAGCATTTAGATACAGAATTTGAATTATTAAAGCAGCTAACCTATTTACAGGGTGGACAAAGCGAAGAAAACAAATTTATGTTTGGCGATAGTCAAGTTACAAATAGTTTTGCTTATTACGGGGCACTATGCTTTGAATCCTTAGCTTTGCAGATGCAACCGTTGATAGAAAAGATTACAGGCAAATCTTTGTATCCGACATATACATATGCGAGGATTTATTATAACGAAGCAACAATGGCAATACATAAAGATAGACCAAGCTGTGAATTTTCAGCAACAATTAATATTACGATAGATGAAAAGCCATGGGAAATTTGGTTTGAGAATTTGCAAGGTGAGCATAAAGCAGTTGAATTATATCCCGGCGATTTAATTGTATATAAAGGCGATACATTGAATCATTGGAGAGATGCTTACAAAGGTCAGCGACAAACACAAGCATTCCTACATTATGTAGACAAAAAAGGTAAATATAGAGATTATAAATTTGACAAAAGACCACACTTAGGTCTATCCGCAAATGCAAGGAGCGTCAATTTATGAGC